GAATACTTAGCCGCCTTGACTATAGATGAGCAGAAGGAGCATTATAGAACAGGTCAACACAACGGCACTTATAATCCTTGGTCATCTAATCCTCTTTATGGTGCTAACGTCCCATCAGGAGGCGGTACTAGCCTTGTTGACTTAGACCCAATATCGGGTGGTAACGACTACATAGGCTATTCTTTTGGGGAAGGTTCTCTAGGGGATATGCTTTACCAATCTGGTCAGACCCCTGCTAGGCAACAGGAGAGGTGGGGTACTTGGGAGGCTTGGTACGACCAACAGCCAGAAGCGGTTAGACGAGCCGCAACAGCAGGGGAAATGAATTTCTTTCCCACTAAAAACGACCCCCACTCAGGAACAGAATGGAGTTCAAGGGAAGCCGCTCCATTTTATAACGAGTTCCACCAATGGTTCACTTGGAAAGTGGCACAGGAAAACGATTGGGCATTGTGGGAAGATAAAGAAGTAAGAGGGGCTGAGTTTACTCAGATAGTCTCTACTGGTAATAAAGAAGATTCAGGTGGCGATTGGATGCGTATGGGTACGCACGACAATAACCCAGACCACGACCAAGCATACATAAGCCTTCCTTTTGGTGTTGAGAACGCTACTGGAGTACGGACAGGAAACATAGACAGACCTGCTAATGGTGATGACATAGGCTTAGAAGGCGGTTGGGGTGAGTATGACCAACTACCTAACCAACCTGACCCAGTAGAGCAACGTAGTTCAGCATTTCGACAGGCGTTTTGGAATAATCCTATTATGCAGATTATACAGACCTTTGCGCCTCCACCCATAAAACTTGCACTGGCGGTACTTAAGGAGACTTCAAACCAAGATGTATCTCCTATGGAATGGGCAGGTGCGGCAATGGGTGCTTTGGAGGTAGGAGGATGGGTAGACCCTACTGCCGCCACAACAGCAGAAGCAGGTACAGGAATAGGCAATATGTCCTATGAACAGACCGAACAACTGTTAAATGCCGCCGCTTCTGACGATGTAGAAGATTCTGTAATAAACCAGTTTGGGGCTGAGTTGACCGACATAGCAATGGATGGTTTAGAAGCAGTAGGGATTGATGCGGAAACTTTCGGTACTGATGACGCTACAATGCGGGATAACGTAGGGGGCATTGTTACTGATTGGGCATCAGAAGGTAGCCTTGAAGATGCAGTTGTTAAGAACGTAGGCGAGGATGCTGTACAAGTGTTAGCCGATGCTCTGCCTGATGTAAACATGGATGGTTTAATTAACGCAGGTAAGGAGTTAGCTGATACGGTTAGTGCTATTATACCCGAAGATTTGAAAGATGCAGGTCAGTATATAGTGGATACCGCTCAAGCAGGTGGGGAAGCAGTAGTCGAAGGAGTGAAAACCATAGCTGACTCTGAGATTGTACAAACACTGGGCGAGGCGGGTCAGGCAGGGATTGACACCGCTAGTGATATTCTCTCTGATGCAGAGGACATAGTTGTTGATACCGCTAAAGCCGCAGAGGATTTCGTAGAACCTGCCAAAGACTTTGTAGCTGACACCTTTGAGCCTGTAGTGGATGCCGCAGATGAGATTATAGACGCAGTAGATAGCCCTTTGGGTGATGCCTTAGAGTTTGGTGCAGATATGCTTGGGTATGCGTTAAGACAGATAGGTAGTGGCGGTGGTACTGGTGGTGTTATGTCCAGTACACCAACAGAATCTCTATTCGGTAAAGAGTTGTTTGAGTTTGATACGAAAGTAGGGCTTACAGACAGACAGCGATTACACCCCCAAAGACAGATACCCACACAGGGAATGTTTAGGGCATGATGAAGAAAACAAAACAACTTAGGAGTTATTCGTTCAAATGAATTACTTAGCACTTGTAAATAATGTACTACGCAGACTAAGAGAATCAGAAGTTACTACCGTAGAGAACAGGAATGATGGTGAGGACGTAACTGGTGCAACAGACTATGGGAAGCTCATTGGTCTTTTTGTCAATGACGCTAAACGGATGGTTGAGGACTCTTGGGATTGGTCAAGTCTGAGAGAAACAATAACGGTGGAGACAGAAGCAAGCACCTATAGCTATCAGTTGACAGGAGTAGGTACAGCCTTTAAGCTCCTTGATGCTATTAATGATACGTCTAATGGTTTCTTGCGAGGAGCTAGTTCTTCTTGGATGAATGAGAAATTCCTAGTAAATGAACCACCCAGTAAATCGCCTACGCATTACAGTTGGAACGGATTTGACGCAACAAGCGGCAACGCTATTGTAGACGTATATCCTATACCCGATGGAGTATATAATTTAAAGTTTAACATGGTCAATAGAACAGGTCAGTTTCAGGATGATACAGGTCATGTATTAACTGTACCCTCTGCTCCTGTTATTGCTTATGCTGTGGCGTTGGCTTCTAGGGAAAGAGGGGAAACAGGTGGTATGTCAGCACAGGAACTATATGCTATCGCAGATGCAAGCCTAGCTGACGCAATCGCTTTGGATGCGGCTAGACACTCAACTGAAACTATTTGGTATACAGTATAATGGCTCAATTACAGAATATCACAATCGAAGCCGTAGGTTTTGCGGGTTTAAATACCCAAGATTCCCCTGCGGCTATCGAACCTTCCTTTGCGTCTAAGGCTGAGAACTGTGTTATTGATAAGCATGGTCGCATAGCGGCTCGTAAAGGTTATGTTCCTATTAACCAAGCAGGTAGCAGTGATGGTAACGAGAAGCCTACTAAGGCTCTATTTAGATACGTGGATTCTGATGGTAACGAGAAGTACCTTTCAGCTAGTGACAATAAAATATTTGAAGGATTGGGGACAACATCGGACATAACACCTGCGGGTGCTACAATCACAAATGATAACTGGAAGATAGTACAGTTACAGAACCATGCTTACTTTTTCCAACGTGACCATGAGCCTATGGTATTCACCAAAGAAGATGGTGTATATACTCTTAAGCTGATGTCAGACGCTACAGGAGTAGTCGGCACAGTCCCCTTAAAAGCACACGAAGCCTTGTCAGCCTATGGTCGTTTGTGGATAGCAGACTCCAGTGAAAACAAGAGTACATTATATTGGTCTGACACTCTAAACGGTAGAGGTTGGTCAGGTGGTACTTCTGGGTATGTGGATTTGTCAACCGTATTCCCTGCGGGTTTTGACGAGATTACAGCACTAGCGGCACACAATGGATTCTTAGTTATCTTTGGAAAGAACTCCATCGTTGTTTATTCAGGGGCGGCAAGCCCTTCTGAAATGGCTTTGGCAGATACCGTAAGAAACGTAGGTTGTATTGCTAGAGACACGGTGCAGTTCACAGGACAAGACTTAATATTCTTATCTTCTGATGGCTTAAGGACACTTGGACGAACCATCCAAGAAAAGTCTATGCCTATGGGTAACTTAAGTAGGAACGTACACAGCACTTTCTTAGCCGATATTAGAGGTTCTGACGCTGACCAAATGGCTAGTGTGTATTCACCAGAGGAAGGCTTTTACTTACTGTCTATGCCTGACAAACAACTGGTCTATTGTTTTAGTTTACAGAACATACTGCCCGATGGTGCGGCTAGGGTTACAACTTGGTATGACTCCTTTAGTATGTCCACACCCACCAACGGTATATACCCCTATGCTTTCTGTCAATGCCCTACTGGGTTACTTATGGGTAGAAAGAATGGTATTTATAAGTACGGTGGATTCGTAGACTGGGACATTTATAGCGGTGGTGTTTATTACTACATCATGGAATACTTAAGTAATCCAATGGATTTTGGTCAACCTTCTAACCTTAAGTTTATTAAGAAGTTTGAACTGGTAGCCGTTGGCAATACTTGGGAGGATGAGTCAGGTGTTGTTTGGTACTATGACTATGATGAAACAGCGGAGTTTATTGGTACATACCCCGCACCTGCGTTGCCTTCTAGTGCGGCACAATATGAAGAAAGCAACAACACTTCACAGAACGAATACGAAGATGTAGGGACAGTAGGTACAACTGTATTTGAATACACGGATGGCTCAGTAGTACATACACCAACAGTACAGGGCAGGGGAAGTGGACAAGTATTAACAGCAGGTGTGAAGGTCATGGTTTATGGCTCACCTTATTCTATTCAAAAATTAGGCATTCATGCCACACTTGGGAGACTAGCTTAAAATGGCAGATTATGATTATTCAAATATATGGGCGACCAAAGACTCTTTAGCTTCTGGAGTGGCAGGTAAGCGTGTATCAGCGGCAGAGTTTCACACTGAGTTCGAGGCAATCGAATCAGCAGTAAACTCTAAAGCCGATAAAGCCGCACCTACTTTAACAGGCACAACCAATGTCGCTAGTTTAACATCGTCAGGGACAGTGACCTTATCAGGTACTTTAGCAGGTACGTTTACAGTAGCAGGGGGTACATTCTAATGGGATGGTTCGATGATTCGCTAGAGGCGGCAGGTGGTTACTACTTAGGCAAGGAAGGTATTGATGCGGCTAGGGAAACAGGTGAGCTAGGTTACGACAAAGCCACAGACCTTGCTACGGATATACAAGGTCAGACCGAGTTCGTACCTTACACTGTAAAAACAGGTTTAGGCACTACCACTACTGACCCTTCGGGCGGTGTGTCTGTTGCGCTAACTCCTGAACAACAGGCTATACAAAGCCAGATGTTCGCCACAGGCGGCAGTATGTTAGGTACGATGGGACAACCTATCGACCAAGCAACGGCAGACATCTATGGACAGATGAGAGCCTTACAACGTCCAGAGGAAGAACGTGCGCGTCTAGCCCTAGAGGAACGTATGTTGTCTCAGGGACGCTTAGGTTTAGGTTCAGCGGCTTACGGTGGTTCTACTCCTGAAATGTTAGCAATGCGACAGGCTGAACAGGATGCTATGCTTAAGGCTAACTTAGCGGCTAGGGGACAGGCGTTAGGAGAACAGAAGCAACGCTATGATATAGGTTCAGGGATGATGGGCTTAGGCTACGCTCCAACTAACCAAGCACTTAATGCGCTGACCGCAGGTACAGACGTAGCATCTTTGGCGGCACAAGGTAGAGTAGCGGGTGCTGAGTTGTCTGGGCAGATAGGTCAGTCAGGCATAGAGGCTCTTATGCAGGGCGAGGACTTAGCTAATCGCTTAACGCTTCAACAACAAGAAGGACTTATGAACTCTATCTTTGGAAACCAGATGACCATACAAGATAGGATTGACGCGGCGGCAGTAGGCTTAGACCCTGATACTTTAGAACAACCAAGCCTCGTAGACCAAGCAATAGATGCGGGTAAACAGTGGGCAGAAGGTTGGTTGAGTGACGAGGTTCAAGGTTACATAGGGGACTTCCAGATTAAGAACAATGCTGTGAAGGACTTAGGGTATTGGACTAATTCAGGTAACTGGGTAGGTAAAGACCCTAATCAGATGACTACAGCCGAGCTTATGGCTAGAGATGCGGCAAACCCACACGGTCAAAACAGAGGGTAAGACTAATGGCGAATAGAGATATAGCAGGATTATTAACAGGCGTTTCTAGTCAGCCCTTAAGCCCTTTGGGTAATCTGTCACGCGAACAACAATACATGGAGTTGGGCAGAAGGGCATCGAATCGTATGCAAGGTGGCATAAGGGGTATGATGGGACAGGGTGATACACCACAAGACCAGATTGCTATGGCGGCTAGTCAGCTAGACCAGAGCAACCCCGATGACCTCATAAAACTTTCAAAGCTAATGCAAGTTAGAGGGGATTCAGCAGGGGCGGCTAGGACTATTAAGGCGGCACAGGATTTGAAGAAGGAGGCTAGTGTTCGTCAGTCCCTTATTGGAATTGCAGAGTCCCAAGGTAATACAGAAATATTAGATTTCTTAGAGGGTGGGGGTGATTTGGCAACGGCACAGTCGGTACTCTTCCGAGCAGGTCGTGCGCCTAAGACAGCTTCCTTAACTTCTTCTGAAGTAGATGAGTATGATTTGTACATGGGTGATTATACGGAGAAAGAACTATTAGCAGTAGGTGCTAGAGAGAAAGGAAAGCTCTATGGAACAAACATAAATGAGGATGGCGTGAAAAAGCTAATGCTAAAGGCTGAGTATATTTATACAGCAGGTCAGGCGGCTACAAGAGAGGACGCTTTGCGTATGGTCATAAAAGGTATTGTACCAAAGCAGACCCAGACTCAAACACCAACTCAAGGTGGCGGTACTTCAAAAGACCCTTACGCTAATATCAGAGGCTAGTACATGGCTAACACTACTTTACTAAAAGTACAGGATGCTGTAAACAAAGGCATCTTATTACCTCAAGATTATCAAGACGCTATTGATAATACGGACAACGACCCCGAAGTTGTTTCCTACTTAAACGCACTGGAAAGGAAAAATGCGAGAGGCGGTAGAGGTATTGCCGCTAAAGCATACCAAAGTCAGCAAGAAGAAAAGAAAACAAAAGAAGAAGGTTTTGGTAAACATACTCTTAGCTTAGAGGATATAAATAGTTCAGAAAACCTAAGAAGTCTGGGCGCACAATCAGGAGATAGAATCACTGCTGACGGTGAGCTTGAGCGTGTTTGGTCACATAAGAATGATAACGTAAACTTAGGGTACAGACTGACGGAACGAGACATTCTAAACTCCCCTAACCTACAAAGTCTGGATGCGGAAATTGGCGACAGGATAGTAGACGATGAACTGAAAAGAGCCAAGTACGATGACACTTGGACTCAGTTCAAATATGCTTGGAGCAAGACCGATGGTGTGATTAGCAACATGGGTGTGTGGCTTGACACTCACGTTCCTGTAGGTGAAGTGAATATTGATTTGGAAGATAATAAGTTCACTGCTTTTGACTACATGAGTCCTGACGAAATATATGGCGAAGGTTTCATGGATGCTTCACACGATACACGAAGGGAAATGATTATAGCTCGTAAGGAGAGACAGATACAGGCAGATTATGGACATTACTTCGAGGAAGATGAGCAGTCAGGGGCGGCTCTTGCGGGGACAGTAGCAGGTGCAATGACTGACCCTACTACTCTTATTCCTTTTGTGGGAGGGTGGAAAACTGCGGCTGTAACAGGCAGTGCATTAGCGTCTACCTCAACTGCGTCTGAACAGTGGGCGAAAACTGGTGAAGTAGACCCTCGCTCTGTGGCGTTGTCAGCTACTCTAGGTGCTGTCATTCCCGCAGGTCTTGTCAAGGGAGGCGAGAAACTAGCAACTAGGTCTGCCAATAAGTTCTTAAATAAAGCACAAGCCAAGATAGATGAACACATGGCTCTTGGTGGTGACTTAAAGAACTTGTCAGAGACACTACAAGGGAAAGGTATTAACCCTGCGGCTGTTGAACAAGCAACCGCTAGGACAGGGCGTAAAATAAAAATACCTCTTAACCAAACACAAGGGGAGAGAGCAGTACAACAGGCTATCTCTCAAGACAGTGCCGTATCTCGTTTGTACAATAAAGGTCTTGACAAGTATTTAGGCATACTCTCTACACGTTTGGGTAATATATCTGAGGCTATTAAGTATAGAGTCCGTAAGTTTGAGTATGGGACTCACGTTAAGACAGCGGAATACTCTAAAAAAGCAGAGCCTTTCTTGCTAGGTCTGAAAGCACTTGCTCCTAAAGTAAGCCAACAAGTATCTAAACATTTATATAACGGAAACCTAAAAGCCGCTGAAGGTATAATGCGCTCCGCTGACCCGAAACTCGCTACTGAATTTGCTGACGTTATTCGCCCTATGCTTGATGAATTAGGCGATGGTCTACAGAAAGCAGGTCACGGCTTCGATAAGATTGATGACTACTTCCCACGCTTAGTTAGGGACTACGAGAAGCTCAGAAAGACTTTGGGTTTAAAAGAGCAAGGCGTTATACAAAAGCAGTTGGCGGCTTATGCTAAGAAAAAGAAAACCAAAGTAGCTAACCTAACTAATGAAGAAAGGTCACAGGTAATTGAGTTAGCACTAAGAGGCTATCGTCAGACAGTTGATGGTGCTAAGTTTAAGTTTGCTAAACAACGTGTCCTATCTACAGTAGATGATAAGATGCTAGAACACTACGCGAAACCAGAAGAATCTCTTTCTATGTACATACGTTCCGCAGTGAACGATATTGAAAGACGTAAGTTTTTTGGTAGGCAAGCAAAGGGAGATAAAGACCACGCCTCAATGGATGACATGGGCAGACTTGACCAAGACCAATCCATAGGCTCTATCGTAGATGATGCTATTGCTAGGGGCGAGATAGACGTAGCTAGAGAACAGGAACTAAAAGACCTGTTGACAGCACGTTTTGTGGGTGGTGAGAACAGCCCATCAGCACTTGCGTCTAACGTCAGAGACTTAGGCTACATGGGTACAATCGCTAACCCACTAACCGCCATGATTCAGCTTGCTGATGTTGGTATTGCGTCAGCCCTAAAGGGATTCAGACACTCCATCGCCTCACTGTTTGGCACTAAGCATATTAAAACAGTTGACTTGGGTATTGAAGATTTAGTTACTCAAGAACTAGCTAGTGGTAAGACAAGAGTGTTGGCTAGAGCTTTGAATAAACTAATGGGTGTGGTAGGCTTTAAGAAGATTGACAGATTGGGTAAGGAAACTTTCATCAACTCGGCTCTCCGAAAAGCTACCAGTATGGCTAAGAACCCTAAAGGTGAAGCGAAGCTACGCAAGGACGTTCAGAAGATATTTGGGGATGAAACGGATTCATTCATAGCTGACCTTAAAGCAGGTGACATCACAGAGAATGTTAAACTGTGGGCGTTCAACGAGCTTGCTGAGATACAGCCTATTGCCTTGAGTGAAATGCCAGAAGCGTACCTCAACGCTACCAATGGTAGACTGCTGTATATGCTAAAATCTTTCACCTTGAAACAGCTTGACATTGTACGGAAGAATGTGGTACAGGAGTGGGGTAAAGGTAACAAGGTACAAGCGTCTAAGAATGCGGCATTGCTTGCAGGTTATGTAAGTGTAGCTAACGTAGGCATTGGTTCTGTCAGAGACTTGATTAAGGGAAGGGATGTCAGAGTAGAGGACATACCTGATAAGGCACTGTGGGCGTTGCTTGGTGCTTATGGTATGAATGAATATGTGTACAGTAAATACTTCTCTCAAGGTAAGGTAGTTGAAGGGGCGATTAAGTACATCACACCCGCCACTCCAATCATTGATTCTATATTAACCTTGGGCTTTGAGATACCTAAAGATGACCCTCAGTTTGAGAAGGGGTTAAGGGCTGTACCTGCTGTTGGCGATTTGTTATATCAATGGTTAGGCGGTGGTGCTGAGAAATACAACGAGCGTCAAGAGAAGAAGCGCAAAGAAAAGAGGGGTTACTAATGGCTGTAAATAAAGAAGCCCGTAGTAAGGCGTTTGCTCAGTCTCTTGGTGGACAGCCTATGACACAAAGCCAGTACATTGCTCAACAGATGCACCGTAAAAACCCAAAGGAAAGGGAACAGTATGCTAAAGACCTAGCTTATAATTCACTTTCATTTGCTCCTGTATCGGGGGAGATTATATCTGCTAAAGAAGCAAGGGAACACTTTGGGAAAGGCGAGACAGGTTGGGGTCTTTTGGCTACTGCGGGTGCTATACCTCTAGTGGGTGGAGCAGTACGTCCTATTACCAAAGGAGCAAAAAGGTTATTTGCGAACCCCGCTTTAAAAGGAAACGTATATTCAGGACAGAGTAATTATATAGACAACTGGTATGCTCCCGATGCTAACACAAAAACTACCCTGCCTGAGAGGAAACTTGCTGAGACATATATAAAAAGGAAGGGAGAGACACCATCAACAGGTAAGGTAGAAAGAGCCGCGCAGAAAGCTAGGGGAATGGGCAAGTGGCTTTTAAGTGCCCCCTTGAATATGGCTGACGCATTGTTTAATCCTAAGTCACGCGCTCTATACGCGGAGACAGGCATTAACAGAAGAAGCCAAGAGAAGATAAAAAACATTCTTAAGCAGATAGAAGCAGACCCTAGCCAAACTTCTAGGCTATTAGATAAAGGCGTTGCACAGGGGATATATAACGTCCATGTGGGCGAACAAGCAGGTCGTGTAGGTACAATGGGTAAAGTCATGGAGGAACTGAAATCCTACTCTATGGTAGGAAGTACCTACGTTCCTCAGACACGCGCAAACTGGATAAAGGGTGTCAAGCAAATAGAAACAACACGCAATGGTAAAAAGATATACACTTCTGATGCTGATTTGAATACAGCTTATGACCTCTTTGAGAATAACTTTAATTTGCGTGATGGCGCAAAACTTATAATCAAGCAACCAACAGGTAAGTCAGGTAATCATCTTAAAGACCTTGTGTTTAAGAACCCAACGAACGGTTACGGTAGACAGGCGGCTAAGAAACTGAAAGATAAAGGCGTGAAGATAAATAAAAACAACTGGCTAGAGGGGTTACAGAGAGAATCTAAAGGCGGTAAAAACTATACAGTAATTAAGCAAGATGCTGACGGTGGCGTTTGGGTACGTTCTGGTACAAAAGCTAGACCCTTTGTAGGGGATGCGATTGTAGAGGGAGGCGTTGCGGGTTTTTCTAAAATGTACCCGAACGGTAACACATTGAGCTTTATGTATGACCAACACGACTTCCTAGAAAAGCTACCTGTTATCGGTAAGGTATTAAGAGAGGCACTACCTAACGATGTCGTGGCGGTGTCAGGCGGGATACATCATAACATATTTGATAACAAGTGGGGAAAGAACATTGAGTTTAGAAGGTCAGGGACAACCGCTAAACCTCAGTTAAAGACAGACCCCGAAAGGTTAAACCAAGAGGGTGTTAAACAAATGTTGACAAACATTGCTCACGCTACACCAAGTACGGCAGGTGTCGCAGAACAGGCAGGTATAGTAGGGACTAGGTTGGGTGGAATGTTAGTAGCTAGGGAAGCCTTAACGGATGACGAGTAAACAAGGAAGTTTATTCTCCGCATAAAACTGTCAACTTATATGTATATTCTCCGCATAAAACTGTAAACACAAAGGGGGCGCAATGCCCCCTAAGTTTACCCAATACCCTACACTAACTCACAAGCACCTCCTGTACAAGCCAATTCCTGTGAGCCTGTGGTGTTATCCTCCTTCTCAAAGTGTTCTAAGTCCTCCCACTTAATACCCTTGGGCATTGCCGCCTCTAGTTCCTCAAACTTCTC